ACATTAACATTTATTCAAATTATTACGAAAAAATACAGGATAGATTAAAAAGTTATGATTTTTCAGAATATATTAATTTTGATGAAACCAAAAACAAAATATTAAATTTTTTAAAAAATTACGAAGAAAATGATTTTGGAAGAATTGGTATAATACATGGTGATCCTGTTTTCACAAATATATTAATAGATGTTAATAAAAATCTTAAAATGATTGATATGAGGGGTAAAGTTGGAGATCAGTTAACAATATATGGTGATATATTTTATGATTATTCTAAAATATATCAATCATTAATTGGTTATGATAATATATTGATGGGTAAGGAAATCGATACAAATTACGTAAAACATAATTTAGAAATATTCGAAAACTTTATTTTAAAAAATTACACAGATAAAAATCTAATAAACATAAAAGAAATCACTAATAGTTTATTATTATCTCTAATTCCTTTACATGATGATGAGAAATGTATTAAATATTATGATTTATTAATTTCGAATCTTTATTAAATAAAAAAATGAACAAATCAACAAGAAAACAACCAGTCCCAACTCCAGTTAGTGACGAAATTGTGGTTAAAAACAAAAAACAACTAATTACTTCATTAGTTAAGAAAAAAACTAAACAAAAATTTCTTTCTGATAGTCAGAAAACCTATTATGAAACATTAGCCAATAATCAAATTACCATCTGTTCCGGTCCTGCCGGTGTTGGGAAAAGTTATATTGCAATGAAATGTGCACTAGATTTATTAGTGGATCCGGAAACACCATATGAAAAAATCATAATAGTTAGACCCGCAGTAGAGGCAGAAGAAAAACTTGGAAGTTTACCTGGAGGAGTTGAGGAAAAATTAGACCCCTATATTTTCCCATCATATTATTTGATGAACAAAATTATCGGTAAGGAAACAAGAGAAAAATTGAAGGAGATTGAAGCAATTGAAGTTTTTGCTTTGGCCTACATGAGAGGGATGAATATTGATAATTCAATATTAATATTTGAGGAGGCTCAAAATTCTACTCCAAGTCAGATGAAACTATTGTTAACAAGAATTGGGTTTAATTCTAAATTTTTCATTTCGGGTGATTTGGAACAATTTGACAGACATAAAGATAAAACACAAACAGGTTTATGGGACGCTTTACATAAATTCCAAAACATGAGTGATATAGGGACTTTTGAATTTCTCCCTGAAGATGTTGTAAGAAACCCATTAATATCTCAAATTCTAAAAAAATACGAAGAATGAGGATTGGTGTTGAATTGAATGGAGTTTTGCGGGATACTCTTGGTAAATTTAAACAAGTTTATGAGAAAAATTTGATAGACAACATTTATGATGTTGTACCGGAAAAACAATTTAATCTTGATATGTCAGGAAATACATCAGATTCTATTACAGTTGAAGATGTGTTTAAATATGAAATAAAGAGTGATATTACAAGTTTAGATTTAATTTCTCACTTTGCATTCAGAAATGATGACGAATTGTATGATTTTATGTATAAAGAACATACTATGGAAATATTCGGTCATGCTGGTTCTGTGGAAATTTCAAGTATGAATGACTTCAATGATTTCTATATAGATTTAAGAGAAAGACATGATATTTTAATCGTGTCGGATGAAATTGGTAAATCTAAACCCGCATCACTTTTTTTTATTTCTAAATTTGGATGTTTGGTGGAAACTGTAAAATTTTACAGCGAATCGACAATAAAATCAATGTGGGATTCAATAGACATTTTACTTACTGCAAATCCTAATTTATTATTAAATCATCCTGAAAACAAAATTGTTATAAAGTATATAACATCATATAATGAGGATATAAAAACTGAATTTGAAATTTCTAAATTCAAAGAATTTAAAACTGTAATTGAAAGTATATTATGATAAATGTTCTTGGAGAAAACTATTTCATTGATTTAGATAAGGTTGAAGAATACCTTGAAATTAATGATTTAACTTATGTAGATTCTGGTGATACCGAAGCTAGAATTAATTTGGTAAAATTCGAACTAGTTAAAATGTTGTTAGATACAATTTTAACCGAAAATGAGGAAGGTTACGATGAAAGACTTGGTTTAAAATCGGCACCTAAAACTTCATTACCATTTGGTATTGCTTTTAATACACTATTAAATAAAGGATTAATTAATCACTATTAAACTATGGCAAACGAATTAAACGAAAAAGTTAAGTTATCAATACAAAATTTAAGGGATAAAAAATCAAAAATATATTTTTTGGTTCAGGACACAAAAGGTAATGCGAAAGCATCTGTCAGATACATTTACCAAATGGCCCTAACACTTAAAAATAATGGATTTAACCCTATAATATTACATGAGCGTAATGATTATACAAGTGTCAATACTTGGTTAGGCGACGAATATAACGACTTACCTCACGAGTCAATTGAAGGTCAAAACTTGGAGGTGACTCCTGATGATTTTTTAATTATTCCTGAAATTTTTGGTTATGTTATGGACCAAGTTAAAAAACTACCTTGTGCTAAAATTGTGCTGACACAATCTTATGCTTACATGTTAGAAACATTACAACCAGGTCAGAGTTGGAGCCAATTTGGATTTTATAAATGTATTACTACAACAATCAAACAAAAGGAATACATTGAAAAAATAATGAGACAGAATACTTTCGATATTGTAGAACCTTACATATCCGAAAACTTCTACCCTAAGGGAGTTCCACCAATGCCATTAATAGGAATTCATACAAAAGACCATAGTGATACTATTAATATCATTAAAGCCTTTTATCTTAAATTCCCACAATACCGATGGTTTACTTTTAGAGATTTACGAGGATTGTCTGAATCTGAATTTGCTAAATCTTTAAGAGATTGTTTTATGAGTGTTTGGATTGATGATGATTGTGGTTTTGGGACCTTTCCATTAGAATCCATGAAATCAGAAGTTCCAGTTATTGGAAAAATTCCAAACATAGTCCCTGAATGGATGAGCGATGAAAATGGTATGTGGATAAACGATAAAACTATAATGATTGATGTTATTGCGGATTTTATTCAAAATTGGCTTGAGGACAATATCAATCCAGGTTTGTATGATGAAATGAAAAAGACATCAGAAATGTATTCAAATAAATCCCTTTTCGAAACAAAAATAATTACTCTTTTTGATACGTATTTTAATCAGAGAGCAGATTCTTTCGAAGAGCAATTATCTAAAACTGAAAATTAATATGGAAAATATAACACCAGTTTCAATCATCTTACCAATTAAATCATCGAAAGCAAGAGACTTTCAAGAATTTTTTGATAAAGCAATTCAATCAATAAAAGACCAACTTGTGCAAGTTAATGAATTGGTTATAGTCCATACACAAGAAGAATCTTTAGTTGACTTCATTAATTCTTACGATTTTGGAGAATTAAATGTTCAAAAATTATTATGGGATAAAGGTCCAAATTATTGTGACCAAATAAATTATGGAATTAAGAACTCAAAATCCGAATGGGTTTCTCTATTTGAGTTTGATGATGAGTATTCCAAAATTTGGTTCAAGAACGTAAAAAAATATATTGAATCATATCCTAATGTTGATATGTTTTTACCTGTTGTTGTAGATACAAACGACAAAGGTGTTTTTGTTGGGTTTACAAATGAGGCAACATTTGCTGCAAACTTTTCACAAGAACTAGGATATTTAACAAATGAAACTTTACAAAATTATCAAAATTTTCAAACCGCAGGTTCTGTTTTCAAGAAAAAATTGGTTGAAGATTTTGGTGGGTTTAAATCATCTATAAAGTTAACATTCATTTATGAATTTTTACTGAGGTTAACATATAATTCTGTAAATATTATGACAATTCCAAGATTAGGTTACAAACATATAAATTTAAGGGAAGGGTCAATTTTTTGGAATTACAAGCATGGTGAAGAAGTCATGACTGAAGATGAAGTGAAGTTTTGGATTCAATCCGCGAAGAAAGAATATTTTTTCACCAATGACAGGGAAATAAACTATAATCAAGAAACAGCATAAATGCTGGAAAATCTATCTGGTAAAACAGAAGATATTTCATCTAAAAAAAGGGGTAGAAAATCAACTAAAGAGAATTATTTTGATGTAAGAGAAGAAGATGCCGTCATAAATTTTTTGATGGCAAAAACATCAGAAGAAAAAAACAAAATTTATAATGAATTTCTAAGAGGCCCTTTAGACAAGATGATATCATCTATTATTAGACGATATAAATTATATCGAAAGGATATGGATTTTATTGAAATCCATACAGATACTCATTCCTTTTTAATGACGAAGGTTGACAAGTTCAAACCATCTAAAAATAAAAAGGCGTATTCATATTTTGGGACAATTTGTAAAAATTATTTGATGGGTCAAATAATTAAAGACCAAAAAGAGACAAATCGTAAAATTTCATATGAAGACATATCATCTTCTCTTGAGGAAAGACCTGATATGATATATACCATAGATGAGGAAAAGTTTGACTCAACTGAAATGATTACGGAATATCTTAATGAGTTGAAGACTTTTATTGATTTAGAACAATTAAACGATAATGAAAAGAAATTAGGTTTGGCTCTTTTTGATTTATTTGACAACTACGAGGAAATATTTTCTGGCACTGAAAATAATAAATTTAATAAAAATGTAATTCTTCTGTCTTTGAGAGAAATGACAAATTTAACAACTAAAGAAATAAGGAGTTCAATAAAAAGATATAAAAAGTTGTATATTATAATTCAAAACAGAATGAAAAACGTTTAAATAATATTTATTAATATGCCGAGACCTCAAAGAAAACAAATAGATTTTACTAAAGATTCAATATTATCCTTGATGCAGGAGATATATAATGAACTTGTAGAACAAAGACAGACTGCAATAAGGATTCAAAATAAAATGTTAACAATGTTAAAGGACCAAGACGATATGAAAGTTATTGGGCCTGTAATAGAGAAACAACAAAAAATTGTTAATGATTGTGTCGATAAAAAAATAAGTTTATCTAAATTACAATCAAGCATTTGGGAAAAGTCTAACTCTAATCAAGAATCTTTCACTTTGGCGGATTTAGATGAAGATTTAATACAAAATCTTATTGTGAAAGATGTCTCCAGCGAAGAGACTTACAAAATGAAATAAAATGCAAGCAGTTGATTTAAATCAGTCTACAAACGAGGCAAAGGCAAAAATTAATGCCATCAAAAGTTATGTTGAGATTTCTAAATCTGCAAAGGAATTAAAAAAAACTGCAGGTAATTCGTTACAAAAAGCAACATCGGAAGTTTCATCCCAATTAGACAAAATTAAAGAGAAACAAAAAAGATTTCAGAGAGAGGTCCCAACCTCAATGGATGAGTTATTGACGTTTATTGGTCTGACAAGTGGAACTGGGTCTAATACAATCCAAGATTTAAGAAAAAAACTTTTAGAGGTATCAGTTAAAATACAACCTGAAGTTCAAGAAATAATTAAAAGAAATGCAATTAAGGCTTTAGGTTGTTCACAAGAACAAACATACATTGGTATTGACCCATTACAATTACAATCAATGTCTTTATTACCTCTTCAAGAAGGGATTTATATACCAGTTTCCTCTATTGATTTTTTTTATAATCTAAAAAACGACCCTGGTAGTAAATTTGGTGAAATTTATTATGAGGACGAACCTGTGACAAATAGTCCCGGATATAAACCATATGGAGGTATCACTCCATTTCCGATGAATAAGGCACTATATGAACTTTTGGCAAATAAAGGACAGTCTTATCGAGAAATTGTTGGAGATTTTTATCGAGGAAGTTCACAACAAGACATTTTTGATATCCAATATACAACAACAAACCAGTACGGAGTTACTGGTGATTATTTCAGAGTCGTTTTATTAAATCGTACAGACCAAAACAATCAACCATCAAACCAAGTTGGAACATTATTAAGTGACTATTATAGCACAATTAGTTTAGTAGACCCAGTTGATATTGGGGCTCAAATTGCTAATTTATTGACAGGAGCAATGAATGTTACCGCTAATTTAGGGACAGGTAATTTAACAAATCAATCTGCATTTTTTAAAATTTTACAAAGAATTTTAGGATTATGTTTTGATTCCAAAAGAGAAATTGATGTTAGTGGTGTTGCAAAAGTTGCGGAACTGGATGGAATTGACGATGCTTTTTTTGAACTTAATGAAGTTGATTTAAGAAATATTGAGGTAGAGATTTCAAACATCCAAAATGGAGTGATTGAATTTGTGGATTGTGGTAATGTTAAATTACCCGTAAACAATGATGTTTTAGTGTCAGAATTGGTAAACTTTAGACAAAGTTTAAGTGGCCAAAGTTTGAGTGAACAAGTTGAAACATTAGAAAAAATTATTGATACAATCACTCAAAATCCTGAATGGAATCAAGAGGGAATAACAAACTTAAATTTAAGTCTGTCGATTAACCAATCTGTCATTAAAAAATTACCATTAGCCGTTGCCGCAGGAGTTTTAACTCCAAAGGTTCTTTTACCTATATTTACGTTATTGGCGGTTGTTCAGAATGAAAAGGATTCTACGTATAATCAGGCAATTACGGATTTTAACACGTTCGCTAGTTCTGCTAATACCTTATCGAATCAAACATCAAATGTTGTGACGAGTGGTGTAGATTTTTTGAAAAAATTTAGAACTTTTACAGTTAATACAGTTTCTGAAATAGGAGCATTGTATTTAAAAACATTGTTTCAAATATTAAAGAGAGATATTATTAAACTTTTAAGGGTCGTTTTATCAGATATTAAGAATGAAAAAGTTCAAAAAATATATAGGATAATATTGAGATATGTTGAATTGGCTTTGGCAGTAGGACAATTAATTGATGATTACCGTAAATGTAAATCTCTAATAGATAATATAATTCAAATTTTAGGATTAATTAATGGTCAATTAAATATACCTAAACCAGAAATACCTCCGCCATTGTTACCTTTAACCGCTCTTTTACCTGGAACTTCACCTGAAAGGTCAACAATTAATATGATTCAAGTTTTACAGTCTTACGGAATTCCAACAGGGGCATTACCTGATGGATCTCCAAATTTTATGGCACTATTTGGACTTGCAATGAATATTGGGTCTGAAAAGGAAAAAGATGAGAATGGTAAAGTCGAAATCTTAACAGCGGCCGGAGTTCCTGGTTGGGGAAAATCGTTTTAATATGAAAGAAGAAGAATATTTGGACATAATAGAAAAACAAAAAAATCTTCAGGAATTACCAAATTCAGATTTGGTTAAAATTATGGATTTATTATCTGAAGAGTTTGAATTAACAAAACAAAAGATAATAAATTCAACTTATTATCTTGATAATATTGAGTTGATGTATAATAATACTTTGAAGGAATTTCAAAATAGAAAATAATGGAAAGTCAGTTACTGTTTCAATGTCAAGTTTTAAATAATGATGACCCTTTAATGTTGGGTAGAATCAGGGCTAGACGTTTAATAGATAATTATGATGACATTTTAAAAAGTATTTCTGACCCACCTTGGAATGAGCAAAAAGATATTTGGACAAGTAGAGACCCATTTATCTTCAACCCATTGATTCCATATTATTTATATTCTACACCAAAGGTTGATGAGATGGTATTGGCGATGTATGCCAATCCTGGGACCAAATTTATTAATCAATATTACATACAAAGCACGTTTTATTCCCCAACCGCATCAGGGTTTCAATACTACCAAGGTGGGAATAAATTTATGGGAACGGGAATTCAAATTTCAAATCCACTCCCACTAAAAAATCAAGATGGAACATATCCAAACTTTGAAGTTCACAAGGGAGTATTTCCTGAACCTGGTGATAACTCTTTATTAGGTCGTGGTAGTTCGGATGTTATAGTCAAACAAGATGAAGTTTTAATTCGTTCAGGTAAGTTTGTTGGTGCAACTTTGGAACCAAATGTTTTACCTGTTGCTGATAATAAACGAGGATTTCTTCAAATATCTGCATTTAACCAAGAAAAGGTATCTACGGCACCTTCCAAAATAACGGAGTTGGTTCCAAAAACATTGTTGGTTAATTATCTGATTGAATATGTAATATTGAACCCAGAAAACACATTAGATAAATTTACAGGGTCAATTTTCTTATATCAATTAAAACCTGATATATCAGTAAATTCTGATAATATGTCGGTTAATAGTGTAGTTCCTGAAAATTTAAAAATATTATCATTTAAGGATGATTTTACTGCTTTAAGTAAAAAAGATGCGATAAATTACATTAACGCCTTCATTAAAAGATGTAATAGTAAAAACACATCATTTGATGGGAAACCGTTGTTTTCCAATTCAAATGATAAATTCCCAATGTATTATCGGCCGGCAAAAATCACTTATGATGCAATGAATACGTCAGGTATAGAACAGAAAAATCTATCTGAGATATTCACGTCAATAAAATTATACCCCGCCTTAAAGGGTGGTAGTGGTTTAATATACACCCAAGATAAGGTTGGGACACCTGCGGACATCGTAACCCGAGAAATTCCTAAAACAAACACGTTGTATAAAAAAACAACAATATCTGCATTAGGGTCAGATAAGTTGTTCTTATTGTCACATAGAAGTTCAATACCCGGCAAAGGAAAAATAAATTTCAGTAATACAATCTACGGTATTTCACAAGAACAATTTAATGATGAAATTTTACCAAAAACATCTTCTTTAGTTAGGGGTGAGGAATTAATGGAATTATTAACCTTAATTGTTAGGTTCTTGGTTACACATTGTCATCCATATCCTGGTGTTTCACCAGTTCCAACAACAATCGATGGAACACAGGCTTCAGAGATACTTACAAAACTACAAGGGGCTTCAAATACAATCTTAAATACCAATATCCGAATTAATTGATATTTATTATAAAAACAATAGATGTCAATTTTACGTTCCTATATTAATAAGAACAATACAATAACGTCGAATTCCTATATCAACACTGCAAGGAATCCTGTTATTGAATTGAATTTTGGTGCATCGGATTTTATTGTGCCGAACTATGGTTACACAAGATATATCTTCGATTTGGATTTGGATTTATTGCGTGAAAACATAAGTTCAGGAGTTATTTCAACAGGTTGCACAACAGGTATGACCCATACCTTAAAGATGACAAACACATCCTCTTTTGATAATGAACTTTTAAATACGTTCATGACCAATTCACGAAGACGTGCAACCTCATTTGATTTAATCCTATTCAGAATCCCAAAAACTTCAGGAGACACCGGTGAACCCCAACTTTGGGATGAAGGTGTAGGATACGATTATAACGATTTTAACTTAACCAAGAATAGTGGTCAAGGAGGTCAAACACCATTAACTTATGTTGATGAGAGAGCATTCTCAACCCGTCCATCAAACTGGTATCAAACAACCACAATATCAAGTTGGTCACAACCCGGAATATACAACAACAAAAATGAAGGTTCGGTTAATTATTCAGACCTAACAATAGTTACAAGACAACATTTTGAACTCGGAAATGAGGATATCAATATGGATATGACCGAAGAAATTAATGGTGTGTTAAACGGAACAATAACAGGTGTCACAGGTTGGGGAATTGCTTATGTCCCCGATGTTGAGAACATCACAGGACTTACCGATAGTTACAGCGTTGCATTCTTCTCAAAAAGCACACAAACTTTCTATCAACCTTACTTATTAACCAATTATAATGACCTAATCCAAGATGATAGAAATCTGTTCTTGAAAAACCAAACAAATAGATTATTCCTTTATGTATATCAAAATGGAGATTTGGTGAATTTAGATAATTTACCAAGCGTCTCAATAGAAGATAGAAATGGTGGAATAGTTCCAGGAATGTCAAATCTAACAACCTGTCTAATAACAAAAGGAGTCTATGAAGTTATTGTTCCAAATGGATTTTCAGGATATCCAACACCTTGTATGTTTTACGACACTTGGTCAAATTTAGAAATAAACGGAGAGGCCATCCCAAATGTAACCAATCAGTTTACTTTACAACAATATAATGCCGGAATCCAAATCGGTCCTTTATCCAAAGAACCACAAAAATTTGGATTTGATTTTTATGGAATCCTACAAAATGAAAAAATACTGAATAGCGATATACGAAAAGTCGGTGTAACAATCAAAAAAGCCTACACAGGACAACAACTCCTACAAAATATATCAGCATTTTATAGAGTATATGTTAAAGAAGGAACAACCGAAGTTCAAGTCCAAGATTGGACACCAATCAATAGAACCCCAAATGAATACTATTTTATTTTTGATATGAGAGATAAAATTCCAAATCAATATTATGTAGATATTCAAGTGAATACTTCAGGAGAAAAAGATACTTATAAAAGAGAATTAACCTTTCAAATCGTAAATAAAAAATGAGAACAATTAAATTAAAAGAATCTGACATAAATAGACTAGTTAAAAAAGTATTGTCAGAACAAGAACAAACAAATTACATGTTTTTCAGTAACTTGGAACAAATAAAAAGACAATGTGAAATGTTACTCGAAATGGACCGAGATATGATTGATGAAATCTTAACTAATGGTCACGATTGGGCCGATGACCATATAAGTGAGGCAAAAACAAATATGGACCAAGTGTTCGATTTCATAATGAATGAAAAAAATAAGTCATCCGATTATCTTGATTATGAAGAAGATTTAAATGAAGGTAGAAAAAAGGCGGGGACTAAGTTATGTGCTAGGGGTAAGTCGGCAGCCAAAGCCAAATTTAAGGTTTATCCCAGTGCTTACGCAAATGGATACGCGGTTCAAGTGTGTAAAGGTAAAATGCCAGGAACTGATGGAAAGAAAAAATGTTCTGCACCTTACTGCTAACCTTTAATATTTTCTCTTAAAATATTTTTAATTAAAAGGGTTAAGGATTCGTTCTTTGACCCTTTTGGTTTATATGAGACCATAGTAGGTTTATTACCTTTACCCACCTTAGGTTCCTTCTTTTCCTCTCTTCTTTTTTGTGAGCATGCCGCCTTTTTCTGTGAGTCAGTCATTTTCCCCGCAACACCTGCAGCTCTACATTTAGGATATCCTTTAGAATCTGCTTCAGGTCTTCCACACGGAGGATGTTTTCCATCTTTATCTTTCCTACATATATTAACCCACGGACCCTTAGGTTGTTTACTACCCTTAGGTTTTTTCTTGGTTCCAAACCAAACTGCCAAATCTTCTCTCAATAATTCTTCTTTCATTGGTAATCCACTCATAGTTTGATTAATGGGGTTTCCATCCTCATCTGTTTGTCCTGTATAAAATTGTTTTAAATATTCATCTTTAGCGGAAACATGTTTTGTTTTTCTTTCGATTTCCGCTCGTTTTTGTGGGCTCTCTTTAAAATCACCATCCGCTTCTTCATACGCAAGTTCCGCATTTGTATATGAATAAACAGGTTCGGTAAATGGTGCCAATTCTTTATCCTTCCAAACTTCAGGTGCCAATACAATAGGTGTTTTAAATTTTCCTGAACTTCCAGAACCTGTCGCTTCTTTTATTGGTTTTTTATTCATATATTTCTTTATCAATAAATATTATTATGGAGCAAAAACAACCTATCGGAGTATTATTTGGAAGCATACCATTTTATTCTACTGAAGATTTAACAAGTCTAATTGATAATTTAGATGAAAAACAAACAAAGCACATTATAACACAATCTTTACAATATGCGTATAAATCAGGAATTTTTAATCTTTTGGAATCTGAACTAGTATCGAAGTCTATCAGAATACTAAATAATAATGATTTGGACCAATTCTAAAGACTCTGGTGAATTTTTAATTAAAATTGTTACCTCAGATACATTTTAAAAAAAATATCACCCCAGAATCTCTTATTTTATTTTAAATGCTTAAATTGCCAAAAAATTCACCAATGAAAAAATTAACCTTGTTTTTATTCATTGTTATTGTTTGTTCTTGTAGAACACAACGAATTACAATTTTAGATGGTGTGGTTATTGAAAAAAAACGAACTTTCGGTCTTTGTAATAGACAAGATACGATTGAGTATGTCACCCTCCATAACGGGAAAGTTATGTCCTTAATTGAGTTTAACCAAAAATGGGATAAAATAGTTGAGGAGACAACAAAAAGAATTAAAGAACAAAACAATAAATCAAATTGATTTATTTAGGTTCAGTAGATTGCGCCGCCTCTATTTCTTTTTTAGTGTCGGAAAACCAATCTTTAACTGTTAATATTTTACCACATTTATTGATACTACCGATTTCTCTATATTCATTTGCCTTCATTCTATCTTCACCTTTATCAGATGCACCAAAATAAGATGGACCTCCAACGACATTACCTTGTTTATCAAATATTGTCATCAACATAGGTGAATCATGGCATGTCCCCAAAGTTTTACATATTAACCTCATAATGATAGGTTCATTCTCATCTTCAGGATTTTTCATTGTCCCGAGGATTCTTTGTGCTAACGTAGGACTTATTATTAGATTTTTCTTAACCGATTGACCATGTGGGAAATTATTTAAGTTAAATCTACTATCAGGGTCACCCTCCTCTCCAACAGGAACATTATTCAAAGTAAGTTGGAATATCGCATCATTACATCTGTGAAATTTTGGGTCAGTATCAGGAACTTTATCATATTGAACAACTATATCAACACCTAATTTACAACCCACTTGTTTTTTAACTCCTCTAACTGAAATCGTAACCTTAACGAATTGTTCCAAATTAGCAGCCTCACCCTTTTCAGTTTCAGTTCCCTGAACCACTTCTTCTGTAAATTCAGGTAATTTCTGAATTAAACCAGCGTTAATTAAATCATTTAAATAAGTTTGAAACAATTTTTTAAGTGTATCATTTCTTCTTTTTGCCAATTCACCTTTAGGTAATTCTACGTTCTTACCTTCAATTTCTCTATCATAATTTGTAACCGCCGACTCACCAGAAACAATATCTATCTTTGTAATTTGAGGATAAAGATATTGACTAAGGAAATTCTTCAGGTTAGTGATAACACCGGCAACTTGGTCAACGATTGTAGTTCCGTCTTCTGCAGAACTTTCAGCATTTACACTCCAATGACCTGATTTAAAATTAAAGTTGAAAGTAAATTCATCTTCAACTATTTTTACTTTACCTTGTATATCTGTTTCAGGTTGCTCTGTTTCTTGCTCTTTTATTAAATATTGATTTTGAGTTGCCGACTTATGAAGTCTCAAAATTCTTTCTTTTTCTGAACTACTTATATTCCAAGTTTGTTTTATCATATCTATTTTTTTTATAAATATTTATTAAACTATAATAGTTATAAGTCTTACAATTTAAATGTAATTGATGTCAACGATTTAGATACAAATAAATCAATTACACCAATTAGGTGGAAAATCCTAATTTAGTAAGGGTAGGAAGGAACGATTCAGATACAACACCCTACCCATTTTTCTAATATAATAACAGAATTAATTTATAATCTTATTAGATTTACGAATATTGTCTTCACCCCACAATGGTTGTAAATTCTTTAAAGACCAACATTTTATAAATTCTTCATCTCCAATTTCTCTAATATTGAACGATGAAATTGGTTGAATATGGTCAACATGCCATTTACCATAATTTTCCCATGTCATACCATCAGTAAATTGTCTTTCTAAATGGTCAATTAAATCATTTGGTGAGTATTTAAGAATATCAAAATAATGACCATTTTTTTGAACATTGTTTTCTTTTAATACTTGATATATCGCAGTTCTGAAATTATTTATTAATTTATATATGGGGTCATTATTTTTTCGTGTTTTTTCATAATTCCTTTTATTTTCTCTGTGTTTGTAAATATTTTTTTCTCTCCACGACTTGTGATAATTATTTAAATGGAATCTATTATTTTCAGACCAAACTTTATGATTGTCACTTAATTTCTCTTTATTTTTTTCACGATATTTTTTATCGGCAACTTTTTTACCACCAAGGAATCTTCTACCTGAAGGTCCTAAAATAACACCACTCTCTTTAAGAATTCTCAATACCTGTTGTTTATTTAATCCCATTTTTTCTGAAATTGTTTGACTTCCGAGTAAATCTTCATTGTACATTTTAAGGATGACCTCAATCTCTTCTTGGGATGGGATATATTTCTTCATATATATAAATATAATATTTTAATCCAAAAAAACTATTATTTAATATGAAATAAAAAAAAGGGACAATAAATTGTCCCTTTTTTTGTATTCATAAGAAATCGATTATCTCAATTCTCTTAAATCAAACGTTCTAACACCATCAACAGTAATCCGGCCATAGAAGCGGTTGTTCACCATTTTTTTCGCGTATCTTGTCATGATACCTTTGATTGGTGTAAAGTTGAATGGGTTATACATTGTAGGTGTAAGTTGTAATGGAACGTATGGTGCGTAAATATAACCTGTGTCAAGTAATGATGTTCCTTTGTGACCCAACAACACTTGGTTAGGTGGGAAATAAGGGTCTCTATATACTTGATATCTACCTGCCAAAGTACCTACTCTTTCAATACCCATATTGTACTGGTCTTGTTCAGGAGCGGCATTTGATACGTGGAAGTATTCCAAGTCATCAAAAATCGCACTAATTTCTGAAGAAACAACGATCCAGTTAGCACCTCCTCTCAAAGTAGATTTGTGAATCTGAGCCGAAATTTGGTTAATTGCAGTAATCAACGTTTGGTTCCAGTCTTTTTGAGTGTAAGGAACTGCATTTGAACCTAATCTCTTCCAACCATTGTAATCCCATCTAAGATTCCAAGCTGCGCCTTTTCTAAGGTCTCTCAAAATCTCTCTGTCGATTTCAGCCGCAACTTGTTCAGACAATAAAGCTGTAAGTTCTGCCTCTGCGTCGATATTGTGGAAAGCAGCAACGTCTTGTGCCATTTCAGGTGACCATTGAGCTCTTAACTTTCTTTCAGTAACTGAAACTGTAACAGACATAAGGTCGAAAGAAACTTCACCAATTCTGTCTTCGAATTCTAAGTTTTTGTATAGTCTGTAAACAGGAATAAACGCACTGTTGGTATCAGTATTTGATGAGAACGTTACACCTGTGTAACCATCTAAAGAACCACCACAGCTAATACATGTAGGAGTAGAAAGGTCAACTTCCAAATAAATTTGACCATCTACAGTACAAATATTATCCCATTGTCCTCCATCAGTTCTATCATTAGGGAATACTGAAGTATCATTTGCATTTCCATATTGAACAATACCCTTTCCATATCTTTGAGTTACAACTCTGAATAAGAACGGACCTGCACCTAAAGCAGCAACAGTTCCATTATCGGCAGTATTACCATATATTGTCAAATCAGATAAGAACGATTCAGTATCAATTGGGTTACCATCAGGTCCTATTAATTTACCTGCGGCACTCTGTGCAAAACCTGACATAATAAGTAATACTTTTCTGTATGAACCTCCATCAGGACCTTCATTAATAGTATAAGCAGAAGTTTGTAAATTCAAAGTAGTGCTATTCCAAACCGCAGTTACAGCATAACCTGTAATCGCTGAAAATTCTCCCTTAGAATAATCGAAAAGACCTGGAGGGTCTAATGCTGGTTCGTTACCTTCATAGAATCTATCATAAAGATCTCTACCTTCGTTATACTTATAACCCTCATTTGGTGTTGCAGGTCCACCAGGTGCACCATAAGGTGGGTAATGAATACCATTTGATGGTGTACTTGCGTCAGTATAATTCTGGATATTAGGTACAAAGTAGAACAATTTACCGATAGGTAAGTTCATTGCTTGTACTGAAACGATATCGTTAGCCAAAAGTTTTGAGAATACTCTCCTAACAATTGGAAATACAACAGTTTCAAAAGAACCTGTATCAGATGTTGAAGATGCTTCGTTAATCAAATATGACGCTTGATTTTCATAAAGTTGCGCCACATTTTCTCTCATATGTCCTTTCAGACCTTCAAGGAAACCTAATTTGTCCCACTTGTTAATTGTGTCTTCTTTGATAACTTTAAGGTGTTTTAATCCTATATTACCAACGAGACCTGATTCTAATAATGCTCCCATTTTTTTAATTTAAAATTTATTAGTTTATTTTTAGGAAATTTTACTCATTAAATCCTTCATTCTTAAAAATTGAGGATTTTCATAAGTTTTAGATTCAATCAAATTTGTTGATGACCCAGTGCTTACGCTTTTATTAATTTTAGTCTCAACAGATTCTGTGATTGATTTAGGTTCTGTTTTATTCAATTCATCTTTAATTGACCTATAAAGGTTTTTACTTTCCTTTAATGTTTCAACATTGTCAAATCTTCTAAGAATATTCAATTTTTCTTTTTTTGTAGTTGAATGTTCTGTAAAAATTCGAGTTGCGTATGCCAAGTTAGAATTGAATACAGCAACTTCATTGAGTTTCTCTCTGAAAACATTCAGAGCTTTTCTATATTCCTCATTTTTTTCTCTAAGAACGTTAACTTCAGATTCTAAAGATTCCTTGATATTAGCATTAAACTTGGAATGACTTCTTGGTTTAGGAAGACCTCCTTCTCTGAAATCTTTACCCATTCCTAATGTTCTTGCGGCTTCTTTAGTTTCTGATTTTTTCACAACCTTACCTTTACCATCGGTGTTTTCACCTTTAGGGAAAACATCTTTCTTTGGCTTTCCTACACCCATCGCTTTAGTTTTACCTTTAAACGCTTCGGGTTTGTCTTCGTCGAATCCTCCATCTGTCTTTTTATATGAGAACTTTGGTTTTCCAATTCCCAAACCTTTTGGTTTGATAGTTGTCTTTGATTCTTTATGTTCTCCTTTTTTCGCTTTTCTTGGATTATATGATTCTTCAACATAACCTTCGTATTCTTCTTCCTCGTCTTCATCATCAAATTCGAAATCGAAATCTTCCTCTTCATCAGAATCTTCATCATCAAATTCGAAATCAAAATCTTCCTCATCATCAGAATCTTCATCGTCAAATTCGAAATCTTCTTCATCATCGAATTCAATTTCATAAACTACTTCATCCATTTCGTCATCCATTTCTTCATCCATGTGAGAATATTTTTCGGAAAAAATATCGTCGATTATTTTATCAACTTTTGCATCTTCGTCCAATTCTTCTTCTTCATCGTGGTAAGACTCATCAAGTTTGATAATATATTCATCGTCTTGATCTTTTAAATGAATGTCTTCACCATCTTTTTTAACGATTATTCCGTCTTCATCTCCCATAGATTTGAAAACTTTCAGAATTTCTTCGTCCGATGCATCGGTTAAGTCGATAGGTTCTTCATCTTCCATATCAAATTCCATAGAATCAAAATCTTCAGAATCTGATTGGTCTGAATCATCCATATCGGTTTCAGAATCAAAATCCATTTCTTCGTCGTCTTGCTCAGATAAGGATTCTTTTACTAGTTGTGAGATTTCTTCTTTCATTGTAGATTGAAGTATTCCTTTTGCATTTTCGGCAATTGCTTGTTCAACATTTCTCATTTGAATAAGTGCCTCTTCAACTAAATTGTTTTTTTCTTGCATTAACTTTTGTTTTATTTAATTTATAAATATCAAGAAAAAACAAAAAAATCCGTATAATAAAATACGGATAATAGTTTGTTTACAAATAAATATTGCTATAAACAAAAAAAGTGGTCAAATTTGACCACTTTTTATAAAATTACTTTTCGAAAACTTCATCAATTTTACTTTCCGACACCGAAGTTATTCTCCAATCATGTACAAAATCTTTATACCTTGATGTTACTTTAGCCTCGACATCAGTAACTGAATACCCCCGCACAAGTTTTTCTTCTCTAATTTTTTTGATTTTTCCTGTATTATCATCAGGAAGATCATAAGTCACTTTTGCTACAAAATACTTTTCGTCCATATCCATTTTAAAATTATTTTCCTAAAAAATCGTTTAATTTTTTCATTAAATCAAGCGATTTGTTTTCAGTATATTCAAATTGTTGTTTAACCTTTTTTTCTTCCTCGAGATTTTCTTCGTATTTATCTCTTTCATTAACATCATTAAATAGGTAAGCACCTGGTGTTGACGGAGATGATACTAGGTCAAAACAGATAAGTTCAAAATCATCTTGAACTTCATTTCTTTCTCCTACTTTTTTCAATGAGCCTACACCTCTTGACGAGATACCCAATGTAACTCCTTGACGTAATAAATTGGCTGCTTGGTCACCTTTGGTTGAAACGATTCCTCTTTCATGAAAACCTGGTGAAGTTAATAATTTTAACTTACCCATTAAAATATTTTTATCCCACCATATATCGGTAATGATGTGAGATACTCTATCTAGGTCAATTAAGGATGATTCAGGGTGATTTAACTCAGAGGTTGCGAGACCTTTAGAGATTATCTTTTTATAATTCTCGGCTTCTCTTTTTAATATCCTTTCAGGATAGAATCTACCATTACGGTTTGGTGTGTTGTATTTTTGTAATACGGCATAAAACTCAAATGGATTTCTATAATCTAAATTTTTAGATTCTTTTATAAAAACTGAATTCATTTCATCATTAGGAGAAATCCAACCTGCGTCCTCTTCTATAAGGATACCGTGACCGACTTCATTTGCTTCTAATATTCTTAACTTTTTCATTTAATCTTTTCAAATAAATATATATTAAATTGAAAGATTATTATCTAACTCCTTTTTTGATGGTGAAAATTCAAAATGTTTGTTGGAGATAATGTGGTATTTATAAATGTTTTTGATAATTTTTTTTATCGTTTCTTTTACCTCGTGGTTTTTGAAATCGACTTTTTTTTCCAAATAGAGGTTGATTTCTAAATTAAAAAAAGATTTTTTTCCTAAACAAATTCCACTCGTTCTTAAATCTAAATCAACAATTGTTTGTTCTTTGAATATTTCTCGATTTATTGTGTCGTTGACACAACATTTTATATCTCTACATAAACAACTCACAATTCTTTTCCAATTCTCTTGTTCTGTTTTTGGTGTGACCCATGATTGTATATTTATAAAGATTGATTTCAAATCTTTTGAGTCAACTGTCCCATATGTTGACTTAATTGAACTATATAAGTTTAACTTTACACTTTTCCCCTTCTTCATTAACTTTCATTAAAAAATTGTTTATTTTTAAATAAATTTAATAAAAAAAATCACATAAGTCAAAATTTTAATCAATTTCGATATATTTGTATTATATGATAATAGTAGAAGTAAAAAATGGGGAAAATTTGGATAGAGCATTGAAAACTCTGAAATCCAAAGTAATTAAAACTAAACAAACTCAAAAGTTAGTTGAAAGAAAAGAGTATGTGAAAAAATCCGTCAAGAGAAGGAATCAAATACTTAAAGCAATTTACACACAAAAAAAGAAACAATCAAATTGATTTTTCTAGGTTCTTCAACTTAATATAATTTAATTGATTGAATTCTTCGAGTTCTATTTTATTAATAGTCTCCAAAACTTTGTTTTTGGTGTCTGCATCAATATCCTGCTCTTTAATTTTGGTTAACTTCTCAAGAGTCATTTCCTTTAACACGTCAAATTTAACCTTTAACTTTTCAGAGTCTTCAGATATAACTTTTATTAATTCTTTCTTGGAAGATTCATCCAAAGTTTCTAAATAACTATTCAATGTCTGATTTGCAACTTTAACCATTGAAGTTAAAGGAATGTTGATAGATTCTTGAACTTGTTCTTTTTTAGTTGTTAAAACAGATATAATGTTTTTTCTACTTGATACTCTTTCCGCAATATTAATGTTGTTCGGGTAAACTAATGTATCAATGTCTTTGTAATTATTATCCAAATCCTCGTTGAGTGACCTTGTTTCTCTAATTTTAGGTATGATTGATTGAATCAAATTAATACCTTCATTTAAAAAATCTTTAGCCTCTTGTTCTGTTAAGTTCTGAGGTGTGCTTAATTGGTCATACAACGAATATAGTTTTGACATGGTTTTATCATTCAATACATTCGATTTGAATTCCCTCAAAGTTTTTTTGAAATCAGAATCATTCTTATAAGATTCCAAAAGATTATTCTCTATGCTGGTTTTAATTTGTCCGAAGGTCATGCTCACATTTTTTTTATAAATATTATGAATTTAACAACTTATTCAGTTGTTTTGAAATTTCTCCTAAAGATTTTTGTCCCACACCTAAATCAAGATTCGTATTTCCTTTAAGTATATCACTTTCTAATAATATATTTAAACTCATATTTTTTGATTCGGGGGTTAATCCGCCTTCTGCCGGTGGTGGCGGTGGAGGTGCTTCTTCACCTCCAGGTGGCGGCGGTGGTGGAGGTGCACCACCTCCTCCTAACTCTAATCCTCCTAAACCACCTTCTTCAGGTGGTGCTTCAGCCCCTCCGGCAGGTGCTGTAGCACCAGATGTGGAACCATATAATTTATCCAAATTATCGAATATTCCTGTTTTGGTTATAACTGTGGCAGTCGCCTTTAATTCTTCACCAACGGCTCTTTCAATTCTTTGTTGTTGTAAGTCAAGTTTAACTTCTTCGTCAGACCATCCGAATATGTGTTTTTTGGCCCAAGTAGATGAAGTCGCTTGAATACCATTACCTGGGTCTGAAACTAAATCTTTATAGAGTAAAACTTTTTCTTTCCAAATATCAACTTTGAGTAAGTCTGCTTGTGTAGAAGGATTTGTAAGTCCTAACGTGAAATTAGAAAGTTCATCTTCAAAACCTAATAAAAATAAATGTATAATTGCAATCTTATTTAATTCTGCAATCATACTTTTTTGGATACGATTTATTGTTCTTGCAAATCGTATATCTTGAAGTGCTAAATTTTTTCCATCTCCAACAACTTCCTCAAAACCTAAAAACGCTTTAGGAACTCGGAGAGCGGTCAACATTTTTTTCTGAATGTATTCGATATCCGCAATTTCAGAAAGGTTTTGTGCTCCAGGTAATGTGTCAATTGGTGATGGAGCCGCTGGATCCCTAACAGGGATAAAGAAATCTTGGTCAACCGCCATTTGGTTAAACCTCATATCAACACTACCTGTTTTACTATCAACGATTTGTTCTCTTTTGAACTTGTTGGCAACACGTTGTACATATGCTTCAACATCATCATCATTCATATTACCAACAAACACTTTGAAAATTCTTCTTTCAGGTGCTCTTGAAGTTCTGTATATCAACATCGCATCTTCAGATAAAAGAAGTTGTTTCCAAATTCTTCTCGCCTTTTCGAGCATTGATGTTCCGTATGGTAATTTTCTATCATCACCCAATAATCGGAAATGTGCTATTTCCCAAGATTGGAATTCCATATTCTTGTTTTTCCAAGTAAAATGAAGTCCTTTTTTATCTTGGTCTAATTCTTTAGTAATATCTACTGATATTCTATTTGCAACTCCAACCTCATGACGTTCAATTTCAATTGTTGGTAGTTGTTGACATCCAACAATTCCTTTTTCAGGGTCCAATTTTAGATAAACAAAATTATCACCAAACTTACATGTGTTTCTTGTCCACATTGGTAAGTTTGTATTAATATCCAAAGCGTTATTAAATAAATCTGCCAAAACCGATTTTATTCTTTTTGACTCTGAATATATCTGTAGGATGAATCCATCCTCATTTGTAGTTGTCGATTCTTCAGCATAAATGTCTAATGCCGCAGATATTTCCGGAGTATACTCCATCGATTCATAATCATACTGAGCCGATAATCTCGACGGCTCATAATAAATTGCTTGGGAATATAAATTATTTTCTACTTTAGCCCATTGTGATGCTAAAAAATATGTTTGTTGGGCCTGTAATTTTTCTCTTTCGTAATCCTGTTTATTATTTGTCCTTAAAAGTTCTTTTTTGTCAAATGTAAAAGTAGGATAATCTTGGTCGAGAAGAGAATTAGGACCAAAGGTTTTGGTTAATCTTTGCCAAACCGTTAAATTTTTATCTGCCATGCTAAAATTTACCTATTTATTCAATAATATAAATAGTTACCTAACACCAAATAACCAACCATATTGTTCATAATCTTTTCGTGTTGGTCCTTGATTTATCGGATTTTGTCTTCCCATTTGAGGAATCATTGGATTGAAGTATTCTGAGGTATTTTTACTTTCATTTACAACAGTTGACCACGAATTTAACATGGCCTTTGTTTGATTAACAACTTTTTCTAATGATTGGAAAGATTTTTCCGCAACATATAATGCCATAGAAATTGACATGATACAATCGTCGTGATGCCCTTTTTGATGGTCTGGTCGTCCATTTATATAAATAAACGTATTCATTTCATTATATAACCTACTTGAATAAACTTTAAACCCGTGTCTTACCGCCTCTTCAAACGCCGAAATTATTTGCACTCGTTTATTATTAAAATTTAATCCAGGTATTTTTTCATTCATTTTTGGGTCATACTTCCACTTATTTGATGTATCTACCCCATCCACATAAAATCCACACGGATAAGACATTTCTTGCATTTTTCTTGCCGTAGATACTCCCATACCTCCTGTTAAATCAATAACACAATACGCATTATATAACATACCCCACTTATAGGCGATTTCCGCTAAAACATCAGGTGGAACTTTTCCTACGTATTCAAATACTTGTTCTCTTTCGTCAAAATCTATAATTTCAATAGATGAAAAGTCTTCAGAATCCCCACGAGATACATCAACACCCATAACATACTTATGACCATTTTCGGGTTCTTTAAAAATCCAAAGAGACCCACCCATCATTTTTCCTTGTGGTTCTCTAAGTTGATTTTTGGCAATATTCTGCATTAGTTCAGAGTCAAATACATTATCACCTGAACCTAAAAAGTTACACTCCAATTCTTGAGCAACTTTTCGTCTGTCAAATTTGAGTTTTTTAACCATACCCTCAAACCAAGAGGAACACGGCTTATATCCTTGTTCGATTAAGTTTTTAACATTTTCCAAATCTCTATCGTATGGATTTTCCATAGAAAGGTCTACAATATCTTTATCAGAATATTCCTCACGATTCAATAAAAAATGAACAAGGTCTTTAGTATTAACCATATATAAATCTTTGGTATATCTTGGGTCTCTATACCAAAACATTTCAGTAATTTTGAAATTATTATAATTTCTTAACGCTTGGTCATATATTTCATAATAAATTGGGTCGTATCCGTTGGGGGTTGAAACAACAATTACTTTACCGCCCGTAGATAGTGATGCCATACAAGCCGCCCAAAAGTCACTGTCGGCTTCAATATAAGCAGCTTCGTCAAATATCAGTATGGTTGGGGTGTAACCTCTAAGTGCGTCTTTTGAGGTTGCAACTGCTTTAACCTCACAATCGTTGGTTAATCTAAAATGTCTTTGTGAATTTTTTTCTTGTGAAAATCCTACACCAACCCAAGATGGCCATTGTTCAGTGAATGAACGAACTTTATTCGCCATTTCAACTGCGGTGTCTAATTTGTTTGCAATAATTAGAATTTTCTCAGGTTTATTTTTTTTCGCAAAAACTAACCTTTTTGATGCCCATGCTGCCGTAACTGTAGAAACTCCTGCCTGTCTGTATTTTAAGGCAATATTTTCATTATAATTTTCATAATCTTCAATCAAAGTTATTTGGTCCGGAAATAAATCTAATGGGACATATTTGGAGACAGTATTATCATATGTCTGTAAATAAGTACGAAGTGCATAAGGAGTATTCTTCATGCACTTCGTAACTTCTATTATTAATTGTTCTTTTGAATTCACATATCTTAATTATCACTTATGGGTTCTATCCCTAAATCCCTGAGAAAGTCATTAATATCGTCTTCATCATCTTCATCTCCTTCAATACCTTCCTCTTCTTTGTAGTTTTCAAACTCATCCTTTAACTCATAAGCCTCATTTAAAATTTCTTTGAATGCATCTTTACCTCTTTGAACCTTTGACTCATCTGACGATATAATATCGCCTATGATTTGTAAAAATTCTTCTGCTGGTTTCTTATACAAACAAATATGGAACCAATTTAAAAGTCCTTTATTATCAACATCAAAAACTTCATCAGGTAACGCATTCCTTAATTTTTCAACAATTTCAGGACCTATTCTCAATTGCATTGGTTCATTCGCCAATGTATCAGTTTTTTGTAATACCTTTCTTCTAGTTTCAGCATCTTGCGGTAACCCATGACGAGCCTTTGCTTCTTCTAAACCTTTAACTATTTCGTGACATAAAATTGGGAATATAAATCCTGTTGCTTTGATTTTTGTATCAATACCTTCTTCCTGTTCTTCTGGGTCCGCATCTTCAAGTTCAGATTTACCTGCAACACCCTGTCCAGTTTGACTCATCATTTCAATCATCTGTTCCATAGTGAAATACATGAAATCATTGATTGCCATGATTCCTAAATAATCTCTATAAAGAGACGGGTCAATTCTATCTAACGCTGATTTTATTGATGGTTTTTGGAACAAATAATGTCCTTTTTTTGCCGCACCTTGAACTATCGCATTTATAATATTTCTTTTATGTTTTTCTAATTCTACTTGTTCTTCTTTTGTAAATTCATCTATGTCAAAATCAGAATCAAAATCCATCTCGTCTCCATCTTCTTCGTCTCCACCACCCATTTTAAATCCTTGAGTTGTCGGCATACCTAAGTTTGCCTCAATTTGATACCAACCTTCAGGTGTTTCAGTTTCATCTAATGATGCCTCTATCGCCAATTGTTCAAGTTCATCTTTGTGTCTTGCTTCTATTGACATAATCTTGGGTAATTTGGACATCATTTCTTGATATATCATCCCTTGAACCTGTCGTGAAGATAAATCCTCAATTCCTGTAACTTGACTTAATTTATCCGCAACTTTTTGAAATCTTGAACTAACTAGTCTTTCAACATCTTTAGTTCCTTTTCTCATTGCAGGATTCTGTGAATATAATCCCTCAGGGTCACCAAGTTTTGAAACCAATTTAGGGTCCATTTTTTCCCTTCTAGACCCATAATCTATTTGTTCTCTGAAATTTCTTTTCTTCATTTTAGTTACTTTTAATTAAATCGAGTATTACATTAATGACTTCCTTCTTAGCCCTTTCAGGTGAGGGTCTGCTTGCCTTTGGTGCCGGGTGTTCTCCAGGAAATGGATTTTTACCTGGGTGACTTGGTCTTGGTTTAGTTCCAGGTTTAATCCCTGGTTTAACATCTGGTTTTGTTTGAGGTTTTGCGGGGGCAACTGCCGGTGCTTCAGATAGATACATCATAAGGTCTTTTTTTGTTATTTTTGGTGGTAAATGTTTTTCTACAATTCTGAGAATTTCATTCTCCAACAAAGATACAGGTTTTTTTCCTTCCTTCAAAGATTCATCAATATCTGCCTTACATCTCTCATATTTTTTCATTTGAGATTTTGTCCATTCACTTCTTTTAGTTGTTCCAAATTCTTTACCCAATGTGCTTGTGCAAATTGCGTATGGATTTGGTTTCTTGGTTTTTTTAGATTCTGCCATACCAACCATTTTTCTATCATAATCTGAATCATCATCCATACCGTCTGGAGCCTCATCCGAAGCGTCGTGAGGTAATTCTTGACCAGTCGCATTTTGCATCGACAACGCACCTAGTGCATCTGCATCGTCCAACTCTTCATCTAACTCCTGTTCTGTTTGAGTTGCGATTATATTCCCTGCTGGGTCCTGTTTTATAGATATACCATCAACAACACCACCAGTAGTTCTTGCGGTCGCTTGTGGTATTTTAGTCGTTTTAACTTGTTTAGTGGTTTGTGTTACTTGTTCAACAATCGTTGAATAAATCGCATCTATTTCAGATTCATTAAGTTTTGATAAAGTTTGTTTTGAGAGACCTTTACCAATCAAAATGGATTTTTTTAATTTACTGTTCATATACTAATTTTTTTTCAAATTCCAAGACAATGTCTCGTTCGTATAATTTATCTTTTATTTTTTCTTCATCTTCTCCAAACCTAAACACCAATCTTTTGTTAAAATCAGAATCATTGGTTTCCCATCCTAAAGCCACAACGTCATCCATTGCGTCCATCATAGAAAAAAAATCGGAGTTTTGAATCAATTCCAATTCGACATCGGTATTTTTCAAAACTCCTACTTTCTTTACATATTTTAACTCTGGTGGTTGTGGGTATTGGTTACAAGGTTTGCTCTCCCAATATTCACCCCAAACTTTCAAAGTATCCGAAAAAATAAATTCATATATATTATCCCCTTTATAATTCGGACCGAGTCCGTTTATATAAATCAAATAACTCATAGAACACGTCCATTAGGTGTTATTTTAATTTGTCTGTTTTTATTCTCAAAAACCAAGTTTGACTTGTTTGTTTTTCCAACAAAAACAAATGAACTATTTTCTTCCAAAAATCTTTGTGATGCCAACTGTTGTTCTTTTGTTTCACAAAGATTTGAAACTATCTTCATTTTACTGTTGGCTCTTCTTTTAGCACTTTCTTTTCTTCTTAATTTGTTTTCTTGAGATTCCATAATTTCTTTTTTGGAAAACTCAAAATATTTTGAAAGAACTTTATCAATTTTTGATTCACCAAATATGCTGTCAATTATTGCTCCGTTATAATTTTCTCCCATCTCTTGGTCAACAGGAATTTCAACATCCATATCTGATTGAATATCTTCAACTTCAGAATCATCAGTCAAGTCCTCTCCACCAAAGTCATCACCTTCCAAATCTTCAGATTCTTCTTCAAATTTAGATATGATATCTTCTTTATCTTCTTCAGATAGAGATTTTAAATCCAAAGAAGAAAGAACCATGTTTATAACATATTTGATATTTTCAGAAGTCATTCCTTCTTCATTATCTAAAACTCTAATCTTTTGAGTCAACTTTCCTGTTAACTTTTGAATTGTTCTGAAAGAAACTCTTTCTTCTTTGTCAGATGGTTCTTGGTCCACTGGTATTTCTTCACCACCTTCGATGTCGATATCCATTTCTTCATCACCCATTTCACCCGGCATACCTTCACCTGCGGGCATTCCCTCATCACCAAAATCTTCAGGCATACCTGCGTCTGGTGATGGTGGCAATTCAGGTTGTGGTACAGGGGGTGGTGCTGCTGGTGGTGCTGCGGCAGCTGGTGTGCTAGTCTCAGGATCCGGTTTTGGAGTTTTTAAAACAAACTTTTTTTGTTCTCCAAATAAAGAAATACCTTCTTCATTCTCGTTGATTCTATTTAATTCACCTGCAAGTAAATTCAATCTTTTTAATGCTTGTGAATATGATGAATAATATTTTCTATTCTTCATCGGTTCGATATAATCAGTTTCAGATTCAGAAATGGTTTTCTTAATAATATAACCTTGTCTTTCTTTGACAATTTGATAATTGTTTCCGTCAGCCAAATTTAAACCATATTCTGTTCTAGATGTTTCATTCAATGATGAAGGTGAGTTTTCATTATATCTGGCGATTTCCATGATTCTTCTAATCTTGTCATCACCTGTCAATTTTTCACTACCTATTGGTTTTAACTTTCCCATTTTATTATAAACTTTTTATTTATTTTAATTGTTTAATCCATTAACACCTCCGATTACAATTGCGCTCAAATCAATCACCGTATCACCAGATGCATTTCTTTTTTCAGAATACGCAATCGGATGAGGAGCGGTTTGACCTGCTGGCGCAGTTCCCCCACTAAAATCTCCCAAAATCTCAATTGAGTAGTCGTAATATGTATTCGCCGAGTATAGTGCCATTATATTTTTATTATATAAATATATCTTTATTCTTAATTGTTATATTTAATATTTATTTTCTGTCTCGATTGATAGTTCTTTGTCAGTAAGTTTGTTTTGGGTGTTAAATAATTTTTCAATGTGACCTGACCTTCTAAGGAATTTGAAAACCAAATTTTCATACGCCAATTCACCTCCTTTTTCCAAACCGCACTTTCTATATTCCTTTAATTTGGTTTTAAGGTCTTTTAATTTTTTTCCGTCCTCATCTGACTTGGATAGTTCAATCGCATTATCTATTTTCTTTGTCCAAGATTTTATTTTTGTCTTGAGTAAATCACGATCGACATCTTTATCCATTTTTTCCGGAACTGTAACCCATTCATTATCCATTACCGAATAAACACCTGATGCCGTATGTTCTTCTTCAATATCCTGAGAATATAATTCAACATCATATCCAAATATTTTTATATCGTGTTTATCATTATATAATTGTTTTTTGAGATCAAACAATTCTTTATATAATTCACCTTGTTTTCCGTATTGTGAAAAATCAATTAGGATATGTAAATCAAAATCTGAATATTCCGACCAATTAAAATTGGATAGGGATCCGGTTAATACGATGTCATCAACAAAAACATCATCTCCCAAATATTCTATAAATTCGTCAGCAATTCTTAATAAGGCCGATTTAACCTCATATTTCATTTTTGCTTTGGCGGGATGAGATGGATTCTCCCATATCTTCGGATTGAGAGTATCTTTAATTAAAAAACTATTGAGGATCTTATTAAAATCTTTCATCCTCAATAAATATGCACAAACTTAAACTTTTTTATATTTATACCTTTTAGCCATCTGAGAACTAAAAAAACTTCCCTGTGATTTTGCCATTCTAAACTTTGTATATTCCTGATGAGGTACTCCCTCATACTCATATTTTGTTCCATTATTAAATTCAACAATCATATTTTTTGTTTCAGTATCGTAGATAGTTGATTTAATATTTGAGGACTGAATCTCATTTATAATTTTAGTCCCTTTAATTTCTTCTTTTGTGATTGCCATATTTTTTTTCTATAAAATAAAAAACCCTCAACCTAAGGTCAAGGGTTTTATTTTGATTACAGAATACTAATCCGTTTCTTCTCCACTTTCTTAAAGTTGGGAACGAACACGGTTAGTAGTCCGTCTTCTATTGTGGCTTCAATTTGGGAGTAGTCATAATCTTTTCCGATTTCAAATTTTTTGGATATTGGTTTGGATATTTCTTTCCCATTCAACTTATAACTTCTTTTGCCTTCAATAATAATACGGCTTCCTTCCATTTCTACTTTGAGGTTTGATTTATTAAACCCGGGTGCCTCGAAGAAAAGGTATGCTCCGTCATCTGTGTGATTAACTTCATAATGTGTAAAATTTTCGGAAGAATCGTCTTCATACTTAAAGTCAGTCGTTGTGTAGAATATTGGACTTGACATTCTTTGTGAAAAAAATGAGTTAAATAAATCGTTAAAATCTCTGTTTCCGTAAATCATATCTATTGTGTTTTAATTTTTATTTTGCTAATATAGGTCAAAATATATGCCAATACAAATTTATGACAGGTTTTTTATATAAAACTGACAAAATGTCAGGTATAAATTTTTTTCACGACAATTTGTCTAATTGTTTTGTTTTGTATGAAATTTGATATACCTTTGCTAAAAATAAAGAAATATGAACGACTTAATGGATGACGACGACAAAATGATGAGTAAGAAACAAAAACAGAACTCAGAGAGTAGCACGCCCGTTTTGGATAATTTCAGTAGAGATTTGAATAAACTTGCGGAAGAAGGAAAGTTGGACCCGGTAATCGGTAGAGATAGGGAAATATTGAGAATCGCTCAAATCCTTTCAAGGAGGAAGAAAAACAATCCCATTATTATAGGTGAGCCGGGTTGTGTTTTGGCGGATACTGAGATTGAGATTGAAAAAATTTCTGATAATGACTTTCACAAAATAGAAGTTATGTGATATTTATAGGTATGGGTATTTACCAAACCCTGTTTAACCTATGAAAGTATATTACAGAAAAAGTTTATTGTGTGATTTGGAAACCGTTCCAGAATTAGAAGAATTTATTAAAACTAATAAGTTTTATCAATTTTTTAGAAAGTTTCCGGAAAAAGAACACCCTTCAATCAAGGCGAAAATGGATATTACTGAAAAAGTATCCTATAAACAAATAAGACCTTGGTTGAAGGAAGTTCTGAAATATCCTGAAACAATTTATAATAAGAAATTTTTAGAATGTATGGGATGGGAGTCTAATGAAATTACTGAATTCATCTCTAATAAACAAAAAAATAATTCATATATTCTATCTAAATTAAAAAAAGAAAATCCGGAATTGTTTTACGATAAAACAACAAGTAGAGTGGAGTATTGGATTAAAAAAGGTTATTCGGAAGAACAATCAAAAGAAAAAGTATCTGAAAGGCAGAGGACATTTAGTAGAGAAATTTGTATTAAAAAATTTGGTGAGGAAAAAGGGATGGAAATTTTTAATAAAAGACAAAATAAATGGATTGAAAGTTTAACTAAAAATCCGGAGTATTTTGAATTCCAAAAGAAAAAAAGGCCTTATGATTATATTCATTCTGAAATTTCTGATTTAATAAAGAGAACTTCGTTTTTAGAAAAAAATAAAGAGATTATATTAGATAATATAAATTGCGAATCTATAAATGATTTTGTTGATAATATTATCAAATGTATTGATATTAAAAGATATTCTG